ATGATTAACCCAGAAAGAGTGCAATCATTTAGCAGTAAACTAATCATTAATACCCAAAGGGTTTCAAAGGATGGTTATGGAAGCTTGTATATATCGGTAATCATTAACCGAAAAAAAAGGAATTTCCCTTTAAAATTGAAGTGGCCCGAAGATAAAATTGATTTTCTGGCTGAAAAGCTGTTACCAAGATTTAAAAAAGATCCTGATGTGGTAGACTTCAATTTATTCATTCAAATTGAAAAAGCCAGGCATACTGAAATACAGAAAACATACCGGTTAAAGAAGGAAGAATTAACGCTGGAGAAATTCACACGAGAAGTAAAAGTTTTCGAAACTAAAGAATGCTTTATCACTTTTATGGAATACGAGCGCAACAGACGGTATAAGCGTAAGGAGATAGAGAAAAAGACTTTTGAGAATGCGAATTCGTGCAAATTGGCTATAATGAGATATGATCCTTTCAGTTTGTTTAAAGATATTAATCTAAAATGGATGCAGGGGTTTAAGGCATTTTTAGAATCAACGGCTTATCATGTAGACAAAAAAGGTAACATTTACTATTATAAATCTGGCACTATATGGAGGCATATCGCTACTGCAAAAGCTTATTTAGTATTAGCAAGCCAGGAACCTATGATATATGTAGATGAATCAGCCATCCAATTTCCAAATCCGAAACCAGATACAGATACTACCTATTTGAACAAACTCGAATTGAGGAGTTTGATTTTGCTTCTGGACGAAAGCCTAACGGATGATGAATTAACGGAACGGCAAAGACGTGTATTAAAGGCGTTTCTTTTTACATGTTTCACCTCGCTTAGAATTTCAGATGTTTACAAAGCTAACTCACAATGGGAGATTGAAGATGGATTTATCCAATTTATACCTCACAAGAACAGGAAAAGGCAGGAAGAGATCAAAATACCATTACTACCAATGGCCAGAAGTTTTATTAATAATACCGGGTTTTATTTTGACTTACCTAACCAGGTACAATACAACGAAACCCTGAAAGAATTAGCTGAAAAAGCAGGTATAAAGAAAAATGTTACTGCTCATGTTGGCAGACACACTTTTGGGTATTTATATATGACTGGAGAAGGAAATGTGTACGGACTCCAGGAACTGATGGGCCATAGCAAGATTGAAACCACCGAAAGGTACGCACACATTGATGACGATTATAAGAAATCAAGTACGATGAAGATTCAAAACGGATTTGAGGATTTGATCGAAGCAGGATAGCACATTAAAAGTGCTATCCTTAACAATTATGGGCTAGAAATTAACTTTACTGATTTTACTTCACATAAAAATACTCCTAAGTTAAATTGGTTATCATCGAAGGAATTTTTGCTGAATAAAAGGTCTGGAGAATAGTAGGTTTGATTTACAAGAACGCTTACTTGAGTTTGATCAAGGGCTGCTTTATACGATCCCTTGATTTTATAAGTTGCTTTATCATTCAGTGTTTCAGCAAGACTATCTTCCATAAGTCCGATGACATCAAATGTCGCGGCGTCAGATAGACGATCCGGACGTACAACCTGGTCAACATGAAATTGAACTAAGGAACCTTTTCCATGAGGATTTTTTGAAATCGTCAAAATCTTAAGCGGGATATCATCAAAATAGTTGTTTTTCACTAAACTATCTAAATCATTACTCATGGCTTTTTCAGCCTTCATTCTTATAAGATCGTTGGTTAAATAGTTTGGAAATTTTTTAACTAAAGAGTTAAGATAGGGATCAATCTTATTTAATTTTTTTTCGTCTTCAACCTTTTGGGGAGCTGAAGTACATGCAGTGATCAGAAGAGCACTCGCATAGAGCATTAATTTTTTCATTAAATTTTGTTTTGGACGTCCGAAAATAAGAAAAGCCCTGCGATATGCAAGGCTTTATATTATCCCATTTGCGAGTTCCTGTCGTTTTGAAGTTTTCGAGCGTAATCTTCCTGAACTTGCCAGTCATTTACGATTGGTAATTTATTGAATCTGCGTTGCTCTTCAACAACTGTCATCACTAAATTCTCTAATTTCGCAAAGCTGTAACTGTAATCAATAGCAGTACTACTTGTATTCTCTGCATTGAAACCACCAGAGGCATACATACGCTTTTCTTTCCTTGCAACTTCCAAACTACCAATAATATTTGCGTAAGTGGGATTTTTAAGCATCCAGTTTGGAGCGATCCATTCTTTTCCTGCTTCACCTGCAACAAATGGACGCCCTGAGGCTGAGCGGTTAAATAATGTGGTATTACTTACATAACCGGCAGGATCTTCATTGCTCATACCACCCTGCGCAAACTCCGGTGGTTTTTGTCCTAAAATTACCGCAACTTGTGCCGCTGCCGTAACGCCCGATAAAACTGCGAGCGGAATGTTTGGTAATGCTTTTGTAACGGCTAATGCTCCATTAATTATAGCTTGTGCCACAGCTGCTGCCTGATCTGCTTTCCATGCTTTTAATTTTTCTGCTTTTACCTGTGCATCATATTTATCATTAATTTTCTTCTTCTGGGCTTCAGTTAGGTTTTTATTTTCCAACTCAGACTGGCGCTGTTTTTCGATATGACTTAAAGCTCCGTTTAATGCTGCCTGCCTGTTATTTTCCATAATCGAAAACACGGCATCGCTGGTAGTTTGAACCGCTTCAATTGTGCTTTCTTTTGTCCATTTATTAGATTCACCCGTAGTCTTATCAACCTCTGCCCTTCGATTTTTCTCAATAGCCGCCACAGCATCCTGAAACTGCTGAGTCAGTTGCATTTCCTTGCTAAATTTGGCTTTGAGGGCTATAATCTCATCATCATATTTTTTATTGATAGAGGCTAGCCTGTTCTTTTTAGTGTCTCCATTTATTAATGGATCCAGACGGGATTCAATCTCTGCTTTCTCCAATGCTAGTCTTTCGGTTTCCCTCAACTCTGCGTCGGCAATTTCTGTAGTGCGGCTCTTTCTAAGTTCTACTAACGCTTTTTGATTTCCAGCAAATAGCCTTTCCTGCTCATCATAAAACTTATTTATTTGGTTTAGCTGCTTTTGAAGTTCAGTTTCATGAACACCGGTTAAATGAATGTGCAGATCTTTAATCTTCTGTTGCATTTCAACTTCTTGGCGCACTCTTAGATCATTGATTGCGACTTCTTTTTTCGCTTCTAAATCTTTAATATTTGCATTGGTAGCTTTTTTCTGTTCTGGCGTAGCGCCTTTCATTTTCAGAAAATCTTGTTCCTTTTTAATTAAGCTATCGTACTTATCGCCTTCTTGCTTTACTTCTTTTTCATTGGCGCTCAGCTGATCATTTAACCTTTGCAGGTTTAATTTTTTATATTCATCATCGAGTTTTTCAAACTCTGACAAAGCTTGTTTTCTGGCTTGTTCAGCGGCACTAATTGCTTTCTTATCAGGTTTTGCAGTTGGCGCAAAACTGCCGGTAGGAGTTTTAGTTTCTGGTGTGATCATTTGTTCTACCAATACATCCTCATTTTGGGATAAAATTTCTTTTATTCTGGCCTTATTTGCGAATAGCTTAGGAGCATTTTCCATCTTAACTATTTTGTTCACGCCATCCATAAATTCTTTACCTTTACCCAAAGCATTATCAATATTATAGGCCACTTTATCTAAGCCAGTCAAGTCAGCTGGAGTCCACACTTTTTCAAGATCAATATTCTCACTTTGAATTTTCTGGATAGCATCCGTTGCAGCTTGAGCTCTCGTTTTTCGCTGTAATGCAGCGATATAATTATTTATTGCACCAGTTGCTTTCCCTGCCATGATTTGTTCATCCGTATAACCCTTGAGGTAATCAGGCATTATTGCTCTTAACTTATCAACGATTACCTTTTTAGCTTCTAAAGAAATGTTTTGTTTATTCAATGCAGCAACTAGACCTTTTATTTTGTCAGTTTCCAGCATGGAGTTCTTTACCGCTTCCTGGTTAATCTGGTTTAGGTCGTGTTGAATCTGTGCTGCTGTTTCCATTTTAGAAGAAAACAGGACATAGGCAGCAGTTAGCGCACCAATTATTGCAAGGATAACGCCATAGGGGTTTGCGGCCATTGCAACACCTAATAACCGCTGAGCTGCAGCTGCTCGAAGCGTATCACCGGTTAGCTTTGCTTTTGCGAGAGCCAAAAGCAAAGTAACTGTACGAAGTGTGGCCATACTTGCAGCCGCCAAAGTGGTGTAAAGGTTTACGGCAACAAGAGCTGTGCGATATCCTAACCAGGCTGCCGTTCCGGTAAGGATAATCCTAACAAAGCGACTGATCGCTTCACTGTTTTCTTTTATCCAGCGTACGGTATTGGATGCAAGAATAACTAGCGTGGTTAAAAAATTAACAAGCGTTTTATTGTTACCAAGGCTATTGAAGTCTTTTCCGAGTTTATCAACCTGGGCACCTAAAGTTTGATTCTTGAGATTGAAGGCTTCATTGATTTCATTGTATCCTGTGATCGCATAACTTGCATCGTTGATTTTTCCGGAGAAGAACTCAAAGTTTTGACCAAGTTTTGTAATAGTCTCGATAGTTCTTGCACCCTCTTCACCTGCATCATCAAGTGATTTAGTTACTTCAGAGAAAGCATTTTTATTTGCAACTAAACCTCTGGTATATTTCAAAAGCGCTTGCTCTGGTCCATCAGCTAATAGTTTGGTATAGTCTTTTAACGACATTCCAGCAATTTTTGCTGCCTTTGGTGTATCTGAAGAAATACTCAAAAGCAATTTCTGCATTGCAGTTGCAGCACTCTCTGAACGGCCACCAAGCTCTTCGATTCCGGCACCAATGGCTAATGTTGCAGGCAAACTCATTCCTGCAGTTTTCGCTATGCCAGAAACTCGCTGGGTAAAATCGGCAATGAAACCGGCACTGGCCACACCATCGTTTGCAAGTTTGACCATGGCATTACCTAAGGTGGTAATGTTATCACCAGTTACTTTTCCATCAAAAACATTTAAGATTTTTCCTAATTGTGTCGTGATCTGATCAGCATTTCCTAACTCATCACCCAGGGCAACAGTTAACTTATCGGTAGCTTCAACAAATGCAAGAACTTCTGTTTTGGCAACACCCAATTTACCGGCAATAATAGCCATCCCACGAAGTTCTGATTTACTGGTCCTGGTATCGAGTTTCCCTAAACTGGAATCGAGATTCAAAACTCCAGCTTCAGTTAGACCAATTACCCGGCGCATATCCGCTAGGCTATCACTTAATTTGGCATTACCAGCAATAATTCCTTGAAACTGGCTTGTTATAAATTGGAAACCTAAATAACCGGCAGCAAGCGTTCCGAATTTGCCGAGCTCTTCACGCATCTGGGCAAATGCACCACTAACGCCACGAACTTCGTTCCGGATATTCTGCAGGTGACCACGAGCTGACTGCAGCTGAGCAAGCTTACGTTGCCACTCTTCGGTTCCTACGGTTAATTGATTTAATTCTCTTTCTAATTTACGGGTTAAATCAGTAAGACTTTTAATTGAATTTTCTGCCGGTTTACCATCAATGTATAAACTGGCTCTTATACTTCTAGGAGCTGATCCTGATGCCATGAGCGCTGTTAATTTATCGTACTAAGATTTTTTCGATTTTGAGAATGACTTTGTCACCTTTGTGATCGGCAACGAGATTTGCCAATGCAGGGAACTCTGCTTCGATTACCGGGTTAAACCATGGTTTCGGCTTTCGCTTTCCGGTACCCATTCTACCCATGCTCGATGCATTGGTTGTTCCTCTTCCCTGTCCTGGTCTAAAGAATGTTCCTGTTTTGTTTCCTCCATAACCACGGCCGGCGCCTTTATGCACAAAAGCCATGTAGTACGGGAAACTGAAGTTAATTTTTGCTGCTTCTCCAGCGTAGTTTTTAACGGCTACTTGCTGATTATCATGACCGGGCCCGATGTTAAGTACTTGCTGAAGAACTTTAAGTTTTATCTTTCGTTTTGTGCTACCAGCCCACGAGCGCACACTTTTATTGTATTCTGCTGTAGTCATAAAAAAAGCATCCTGATATTTCAGAATGCTTAAATTTCGAGGTAATAAAAACCCTGGTAAACGACAGGGCCTACAGATCAGGAGCCGCGTAATAGTATTGATCCAGTAACTGTCTGCATGTTGCAATGAGATGCCTGGTCAAATCTTCGGTGGCCAACATGAGCGTCCATGGTATCATAGCTGTAGTTGTGGTATAATTGGGAATGTAATCGAATGTATCATCATCAACATTCATAACAGCAAAATACTTTCTCTGGCCATCATTGCTCAGGTCAATTACCCAGTTTTCATTTAATGCCTTAATTATTATCTGCAGCTTGATCGCCGCGATGGTAGCATCTTCCTCGAGGGAACCTGTCAAAACAAGAGCGGAGATAAAATTCGGATCGATTCCAAGTACTGTGCAAGCCGAATCGAAATCAGTAACACGTTCTTTTATGTTTAGCGGAAAAAATCCGGATCCGAATAAATTGATCAGTAAACTTCTGGTTTCAGCATTACTCGAATTAAAAATGTTTATTACCTCGGCTTGTTGTTCAACCGGTACGGGTATTGAAATTAAGGTATCTTCCATTGTGTTATTTTAAAATACGATCCAGACTCCACGCCCATCGATGCCGTTTTGCCCAATTAACCTGGAGAAAATATTATCTGCAAACCAGTAATCGCCACGCTGTTGAAATGGGATTTTTATGTTATTTACTACCGCATATTTAGGCACTCCAGATTTCACACGAAGTTCGACAGGGCTATTTCTTAGTTTTACTCTCACTTCAGGTAATACGAGCGCTTTACCTCCAGTACCGAATTTGTCGGTGCTTTGTAAGATCGCGCCAGCATCGATCCTTACCGATCCGGGATCAGCCACGGTACCATCATAAGCTTTCTCATAATACATTTCAATTGCAACATTAGCTATCGATGATGAAGAAAAATAAGCTTTGATTCTTGGGCGTATGGCGTCTTCAGCTAAAAAAGTTTCATAAGGATTGATCACACTTATGGTATTAGCGCCACTATTTATTACCCTACAATCAAAATCTACCTCGATCAATTCCTTCTCATCATTTTTTAGATTGTATCTTATCTTTTCGATGATGGCGTGAGCATAATGGTTTTCCCTGCTGATGATAGTTAACTTAGATAATGCATCTATTTTGATCAACTCAAAAAAAGGAATCGCTGCTTTGAGCCTTACCTTTTTGCTATCATTTAAAAACTTGAACCATTTCCCATCCTCGAGCGAAAGTTCCATTGGCTTTGCTTCAGGAAAAACTTTGCCGCCGGCTACGCTTTTCATGCCTTTGTAAGTAAGGAACCGGAGCGGAAATTGCGGCACGTCTTCCGTCACCGTAGGAAATACTACTTGCTTCGTTTCAGGCATCGAATAATCAGTGACACTTTTTGATTTTAAAGTGGAGCAATTTATTTCTACAGGTTTCTCTTCGTTGCCAATGGCCAGCACATTCGTTGGAACAAAAACGTTTTCATCTGGATTAACAGGATCCTTAAATAATTCGTCCTGGTCATCGGGTTTTAAGGTGATATTATAACCCTGAACCTCTGGCCTGGCTATTTCGAAAATTTCAGTGATGTAGTTCCGGATATCAATTGGCTGATCATTGATGATATCGATACCTTTTTTGATGGTTACACGACCATTGAACAAATCGAAACTGAAGCTGAGCGAATGCCGATCACGACATATTTTAAGGAAATCAGTGATCAAAAGATCAGAAGGCATGTAAGCCAAGGAATCCATAATATTGCCCATTGAAGCGATACGCGTATATATAAATATAGTCTCGCTTTCTAAACTTTCGTACCAGGTACCGGCACATTCAAAACCAAGAAAGGCCATCACCTTAGCAATGATATATTTTAGTTTCCAAAAAGGACCACTGGCCGTATTGACGTTGGTATTGTTTCTACCGATCAGCTGGAATTTTTGCGATTCGTGATCCCAGGCATTTACTAAAAAACTTGTTGATTTATTTTCCGGATCCCACGCTTCATTATAAACAGGAAAGAAACTATAAGGGTAATTATTGGGATTGGCGCACACAGCGAGCATATTTGCTGCTGTATATTGTGCAGGCAAAACATCACCGGTATAAATTTCTGACACCTTAACTGTTTTGATCTTATCACCAACTGCACCAAGATTTACCTTGAGTAATCCTTTAAAACTGAGATTTTCATAACTATAACTTAAAACGCCAGCAAAAAAAGTGGTACCAAAAAACAATGTTTGTACCTCAAGCTCATACACGCTGTTTTCAGCCTCAACTAATTGGCCATTCCTGGTGAACTCCTTATTATAGGCATCATCTGGAAAACTGAAAGAATAGGTCACATCTTCACCAAAAGTATCACTATCCAAAAAGAGCGGATTGTTCCGCTCGATTGGAATAAAAGTATCAGAGAAAAGGTGAAGCGTTAAACCCGCTTTGTTTATAATTTGGAGCATTATAAATTAAATGATAGTACGTTATCATCAATAGCAACGAACCGTAATTGGTCAGCGCCTGTTTTTATTTTCCCTGGAGTTGGTGATATTCCAAACGTTTCACCATTACCAACGGCTGTGTAAGCTTCCATGTTTATTTTGAACCTTTCAGTGTTTACGGTGGAAACATATCCTTTTTTTATAAACCTTCCAGCTTCACCATTCCTGAAGTCATCAATGGCAATACCACTTATTTTGAAATCTGTTGGTTTTGCTTTTCTTAACAGACCAGCTTCTTTTACAACCACGTCACCATTCATTATTGCTTCAGAACAATGGCAAACCTCCAGCACATCTGTAAATTCTGCGAAGTAATCGTTTGCTACACTATATAAATCAACATCAGCCACACTTCCAATAACAGCATTAATTATAGCCAAAACTGTTGAGTTGTTAGCAGAAGTTAAGTTTGTTGAGAAAACTATATTATGAGTAACACCATCAATGAATACAGTCAATGTTTTATTTACAGTCGAACAGTCACCTAATCTCTGACCTAATTTCTTAGCAGGGATTCTTGCATCTTCCTCCCCAACATCTAACCTACCGATAGCGTAACCAGGAAAACCGACGTCACCGAATTTATAAGCGTAACCAGCAACATTGTGTTCATAGGTATCAGTTGTATAATCCCTTCCAGCATAATCCCTGTCTTTAACTATTAAATTAAAAGCGGTGCTGTTTTCGTCAAACTGAACCCTGCTTGAACTGCCTGTTGACTTGCTTTTTATCCTTAAAGCATAACCGGTTGTAATTTCATTTTTATACAAAATGGGATCGTTACCAAAACCTTTTATAAAGGAATTAGAAACGTTGTAAGGAATTGTTGCTAAAGTAGGTGTGAACGTAGGAAATAAATCAGTTACCGAAATACTTAGTGTGTAACCGCCTTCAAAACCACAACCTTCTAAATAAAACAAGTCCTCAACATTTATTCCTAAAGGACGTATGACGCCCAGAACCTTACCTTTAGATAAAAATCTACAATTTTTATAAGACATTACTGAAGGTCGATCGAATATCGCATTCGTATGGCCGTGCAAAGTTCCCTTATCAGGGTGCAGTGCTTGTAATTTGCAGTTCTCAAACAACAATTGTAAACCTGATACAGTTCCAACTCCAAGCGGGAGCGGCGAAGGCCACGCAACCGCATTACCCGTGTTCCCTCTGTGTATAAACTCTACATTGTCGAACTTCTCTGTGATGTCAATGGATGATGCTTTATCTATATGAGCAGCATAACGACCATTCTCAATAATAACAGTCAAGTCTTTAAGCATTGTAATATCATTTTCCCAAAGCAATGTTTGAAATGTCGAATAAAGACCAGGATCTAAATTATTAGGCATATTTACCTCTATAACTGTTTTTTGCCTCGATACACCATGAAGCGAAACACAAGGTTTTGAAGAAACAAAACTAAGATTATCATGGCTAGGCGCATCCAGTTGTGCTGGCGTTGTTGCAATAAAATGCCCTTCTGCTACAACTCTATAAGGATTAGTTAAGCTTGCATCCTTTATCGCATCTATTGCATCCTGTATCGCTCGGTTTCCAGAAAAAGCACAATCAACACCAGGGGTTCCATTTCTTTTCACCTTTACAATGTTTTTTATTGAACGCTGTGTTTCTGTTTCCTGTTTAAGGATATTACTTTCGACATAATTTTTATATTCTGCTTTTGACATTCCGAATTTTGGATTATCGTAATCATACGCTAAAATTATACCTATGCCAATAATCTCAAAGGTTCTGTTGGCAGCTGTGTTGCTTCCATTTTGCTGAACAAAAGGATTAACGGTAATCGTTTGTTCTGTTAAAGTAATATCAAATTTTAAACTGTAAACAGATTGTAAATCGTTAACAAGAATTTCGGAAACTCTATTTGTTGCGGTTTCCAATTGAAAACCGTTTATGTTTTGGTGACAAAAGGCAGTAAGATTGTTTATTCCTATACCTTGCGCTTTCACTAAAACTTCTATCGTTATTTTCTTACCTTTTAAATTGGTGTATAAAAAATTGCAGTTTGCAAGTTTATCTAAATTGGTATATATATAACCACTATTTCCGGTTTGCCCTGCTGGAATAAAAGCCTGTCGCTTTGAGTTTTCTGTAATACCTACGTATTTAGCGATAGTTCCGTTTAGCTCTCCTATTTCTTGAATATATAAAAGCGGAACATCAATTCTTTGATTTAGCTTGTATGATTGCGTTAAGGTGGATTGCGATATAAATTTCTTTCTGTAATCTTGTATTTCTGCAAAACTTTCAGCAAATGGCTTAATAACAGTTTCAAATACTTCTATTGTTTTTAAAGTAGTTGTGTCAGAATTTGAAAAAACAAAATAAGCCAATATGATGGTTATATCTGGAGAATAAACAGGCAACTGAAGAAAACCACTAACTAAATAATAATCAAATCCGCCTTCCGTTTTGAATTTAATAGAACTAAAGTTTGACCAAATTTCAGTATTGCCATTTACGGTATTATATAAGCCTCTAAAGAGCAGATTTGCTGTTGTTATGTTTTTTGCTTTAACAACATAATTTAAAGCCACTTTTTTACCGCTAAAATTATTTTTCCAGTCTGGCAAAGCCTTAATTAAGTCAAAACCAAAAGTGCTGCCACTTCCGCTTTGTCCAATTGGAACAGTGATTACGCCATTTGCCGCTGTTGCACCAGCTGCAACATCTACATTATAAGCTGGGGTTATTAAAATGGATGATAAGGCGTTTTTTGTAACGTCATAAATTGGGTTTGATACGTCTTCAACCCTTACTTTTGCACTTAAGGTTTTTATAAAAACATCTCCAGCAGCAGTTGCGCCCGAATTAATTCTATAAAATAAATCAATATAAGTATCACCAGCTTGTATGACCCTTGATGAGGTTATTTTCTTAACACCATCTGAATAGTCGGTTATTGAAGTAGCCACATTCACTATTGAGCCATCACTTTTTCTTACAAACAAGATGCTATCTATAGCCGGAACAAAAGATTTGGTGTGTTCAACTAGCACCTCTATATCTATTCTAACCCCAATGGGGTATTTGTCAATGAAGTAATCGTGAATAGGATACACAATCGATGGGGCAGATACAGCACCATTAGGAAGCTTCATTGCTTCCCCATTGGAATAAGGCAGATTTGATGTTTTTTGCCAGCCACCAGCTAAATCTGTGGTTGGTATGATATCCATTAATTTGGCATCCACAAATGCCGAATATTTTTCAGCCTTTTGCAAGTCAATTAGTGAGGCGTAACCTGCCAAATCAATCTCAAAATTTGCCACTTGATAACTCACACCATTATCTATTATAACACCTGCATTACCACTAACTTCCAATCCGCCAACATTCGGGTAAACTCCTTTTTCTGCAAACCAAAACCTGGGTGAATTTGCCGGACCAGGAACATCTGATGGCTTTAAAACACCTACAGGTTGAGCAGGTTTTTCAAGATTATACTGAAGCTGACTAAATCTCTTAACACCATCACCAGCTTTGGTATTTACAAAATTACCAAATCTGACATAGGCAACTTCGCCATCAAGAATGACTGGATCTTCAGCAAGCCATTCGGCTTCGGTTTGAATTAAATTTTTTACACGAGCTTCTAATACAATAGGTGGCATAGTTATGAGATTGTTTGTTGAATAATATTTTTAGATGGTATTGCAGGAGTACCGGCAACAATTAAAATTGGTTGTATTGGAATTGGAACATATACTGAACCTAGATACGAGAAATCATCCTGTACATCAGTTTCAGTAAACTGATCATTTGAAAATAAATACTGGTACTCGAAAGTTTGCGCATAAAGAAAATCCTTATCGGATGGATTATTTATGGAACTGCTTGTAACCTGGATGGGTAAAATGGTGTTTTTGATGTAACGGAACTGAAGATTCGAAAGATAAAAATCTTGGTTAAATGCTATATCTCCTGGATCATTAAAACCTGTAGAGGACGCAAATTTATTTGTTCCGCTTTTTCCGTAAACTTTTGATTTGCCATTGATGACCTTATAACCTGGTTGCAGGATCTTTTCAGCTATAAACGAAGTAATCTCCAGTGACTGCTGATTAACTCCAGTGAAGCAACGAGAATCCAATGATCCCCAGCTGCTCCAGTTGAGAAAGTAACGCAAAAAGGGTTGGCCATCTCGTTTGATGGAATAGATCTGTTTTTCAGAAATGCGATTACCTGCATTGTCAGCCAAATACACTTCATACCGATCGATTTGCTTTGTGCCATTATAAATATTGCCGGCGCTTACATTAAAAGCATACTTTCGGTTTTGTTCAAGATTCAATGATACTGTATTCACACTGTCACTTGTACCATCGACAAAAACTCTTTTGGTAACTAGCTTCGCATTATTTTGAGTAGCCCTGGTATGATAAAAATATAGAAACTGTGGCTGATCAACCCGGCTATACTGGAGTTTTGATCCTTGTTTTAGGAAACGATCTGCAGGCGGTGTAGATGGATTGATCAATCCGGATAAAGTTTGTGAAGCTTCGCCCTGGAAACTTAATCCTCCGTGGATTACATTGTAAGTTTGAGAGGTTGATACCTTTTTTACTTCAATGGTATCTCCAAAGCTTTCAGCAAATTGGAAATAATACTTTCGGGCGGTATTGTTGCATTCAACATAAGTTAAACCAGGAATTTCGAATCCATGAATATCTATATCAGCAGTAATTTTATTGTGTACCTTGTCACCGATTTGGGCAACTGCTACTCCTGCTGATCCGTTTACCAAGTCAAGGTAAGTCTGATAGATTTCTTCGTATCCAGTATGGGTAGCATTCTCCAGGAATAAGCGGAAAAACACCCTGTAATTTGGTTTGATAATTTCAGCAACACCAGGCGTGGCATTGCCACCACCGCTAACAAAATTATAACCTAATGCTGCTGTCTTTGCGACAAGTCGAAGTTTGGCGCCCAATAATATGATATCAAAGTCGCGACTTAAAGTGAAGTTAGCTTTGAAGCCTTCCAAAATGGAGTTCAGGCTTGTATTATCAAATGTATTTCCAGAACCATCGACGGCGGCAGAGGCTTTCGCTGTCATGGTTAGACTTGTCGAGCCATACTTTATATTGATAGCGGTATTAACAGCGGGCAATACCGTGAAATCAATTTCATTTACGGCTTTAACACCAACTTGCTGAAGAAAATCTGTGCATTTAAACCTGGCAGTAATGAAATCATTACTGAAAGAATGAGCAGCTGGAGGAGTGAGAAGTGTTACACTCATGCTAAATCCCTCCAGTCTTTTTGTTTTACTTCACCATCATATCCATCTGAAACTGCTATGCTTACGCCCCATCCACGAATGCCGTCGCCAATCGGACCAAATTTCCCTTCATCGGATCCTTCAATCATTCCTGGAAGAATACCTTCTAAGATATCAGCTGATATACGATTGTATATGGAATCGGTAATAACCTTTGCCCGATCAAAAATTAGTGTTTTATTATCGTTTTGTTTGAAAAGAACGACGAATGTAAAAGCGAAGCTTTCGCTTATATTATCGAAAGCACTCGTTTTCTCAACCTCAGGTGTTTGGAGAAATAATGCAGGAAATTGGACTCCATCAGTAAGCGCCTGCTGAATTTCCTCGATATCGACGTGAAAGAAGGACCGTTTTTTACGATCGGTAATACTATGATTGATTTCTACGTGATTTATTGCGTAAAATTCGAATCGATCCTTTAATTCGGTGATGGTCATGGTACGAATATCGCAAGCCAGAGCTTCACGATAAACGACAGCTTAATTTTGCTTTTTAGCCTCTTCGAAAGCGATATGCTTATCTTCTAACTCATCCAACACAAACATAGCATTAGTAAATTTTAGCTGCTGCTCAGTTCCCCATTTAGGGCCAAGCAGTTCACGAAAGATCGTTAACCAGGTACGTGAGGTGTCGGGTTCAATTTCATCCACTGGCTGTGGATTTTCAGGATCTACCTCAGGCGCAGGCGGGAAAACATGCGGACGGGCAAGGCTTACCTCGGCAAGAGCAACCGAGAACCACGCCATGATACCAAGTTGAATGTGGTTTTCGAGATTGGCTACACTCAGCGCTCTTTTCTCAATCAGGTTTTCATTGAAAGCTTCACGTCGATCTCCAGAGTAATTTGCGTCGTCCGGATTTTGTAATGGATCCACTGGGCGATAAATTGTCGCGATCAGTTTAGTTAACCATTCTTTATCCTTGGTAATCGAATAATAAATATAATACTGGTGGGCGAAACACCATTCTCCAAAACTTAAGTTAGAAAGATCATCAGCTGGAGCAATGTGCTTTTTCTTCTTTATTTGAATTTCCGGAAAGAAATTTTTAACCGGTGGTTTGGTTTCGAAAATGAAATTAGTCAATGGTGTAAGCATTTGCAAAAGTTCATCTCCAGATGGATCATCGGGCTCCATTGCTTTTACTTCAGAAATATTTTTAAGTAATGGGAAGTTTTCCGGACCAAATAAAAGCGTAAGCAAAGAAACCGATATCGTATATTTATCAGCCTTGGTAAAGTGCAGCACTTCGATGATCCGGGCGAACTGAAATTTTTCAAGCTCAGTCCAGTCTTCAGGAACTTGTACTGAAAAGTTTACTTCTTTGAAATTTTTAGGATAAGAGCCTGAAATGGTTTTCATTTTCGCGATTTATACCACAAGAATAAGCCAAATAAACTTATCGCAATAGCAAAATATATCAACACACTAACAATTACCATTCCCTTAGCATTTGCTTTATTGTCGACTTCTACATTTATAGCTTTCTTATTTACATCTGTCTGCTCAGCATCGCTTTTTTCTTCGGTTTTACCTTTCTGCTCAGTACTTCCTTTTTCAAAAGCTGCAGCAATCAAGCCTGGTAAATTCATTAATCCGGGCGTAGGTTTTGAAACTTTCTTTTTTGCGGTCGCTGGTGGTGTAGGATGTTCTTTCGTGCTATCTTGCAAACTCACCGAGGCATTGGCCAAGCCACGAGCTGCTTCCATTAAACCTGCAGCATAATCAAACAAATTATCATTACCTGGCTTGTTTAAGTTGGGCATTGTGCCTAGTTGAAAATAGAGCGTCAGTTTTTCGTAATTGGTAATTTTTCCTGTGTCAATTGATTTCGAAAACGAAGTTTTATTCACTGTACTATCCAAAAATACCTTTTCCTTACTTTTAGATTTATCTTTAAAAATACTGCAGCTGCTGATCACCATCACCAGGGCAAATAACAGGAAACTATTTTTCATGGCGTTGGATCTGATTTAAATGTTCAAGTTTTACCGCTAATGAATCCAGGCTTTGCGCCGCTGTTAATTGAGCAGGTTCAGCTTTATAAGTACTTGATGCTTTTTGTTCAAAGGCCGCTGTTAAAATGATTAAGCAAACGGCAATAATTAGTTTTTTCATTTTACCTTTTTTTGATGATCTAAGATTACTGTGCCGGCGCTGTCGGCAGTTTTAGCTGCAGCAATTGATACAGCTGCTGCAGTATCTACACGAGCTGTTGCCCGGTTAATATTTTTCACGGGTTCAGCCAATATCTTATCCGCTTGGCTTCTGGCGGCTGAATCTGCTCTGTGTAGCATTTTCTCGTATAGCTCACCTTGTAAATTGATTAATTTTACCACCAGATATACATTTGCCGTTAGGGATAAACTAAGCAGGCCTATAAGAAGACCAGCTTTTAATTTGTTATTGATGATGCCGAAAGCGGCGAATTCTTTTTCTTGAGAGCTTGACATTTATTTTTTCTTGAGACGTGGATAGATGTATTTGTAAACATTAAGGCCATTCGGTTGAAATGCTCTTTTGATTGTTCGGGGTTTATTTGCATTGACACGATCGCCTTCCCTACTGCCAGCACCATTGGTATTTCCTTCAATGCAATACATAGTGTTGTTTTTAAAATCAACAGATTTCACGATTGCTTCATGCCCTGAAGGACCATGACCTAGAAGCCAAACAACTATGCAACCTGGTTCCGGAACATCACCGGTTTCAAAGTCACCGGCTTTTTCTACATTATCTGCAGTTTGTTTAGCGCTGCCGTTAAACTGTCGGTTTATTGGTCCGAAAAAAGTTGGCTCATTAGTGAACACCTTTTTAAATATCATTTTGACAAAAAAGGCACACCATGCAGCACCCAGATACCATCCGGCAGATTTCATCTCCTTTTCGAAAGCAGCATCTTCCCATCCCTGGTTACCTTTTTTTTCTTTCCTGCCATCGTACCAAGAAGCAAATGCAAGAATCTTTTCTACAAAATTCATTTTATGCGAAGAAAACCCCTCCTGTTGGGTTGTTTGTTACGTTGTAGTTTTTCTTACTGGCTGGAGAGACATAATCCTCGAAATCAGCGATGTTGTCTGCAATGAACTGCAAGCCATCCTGAAGGAATTTATTGCCATCATTTACAAGCTGCTCCTGCGTGTCTTTGACCTGATCACGTTCGGCTACAATGCTATTTTTTGCAGCTTCATAGTTTGCAACTAGATTAATCCTGGCTACACCATTATCGAGCGTGATCACACGTTCTACAATAGCCTTTGCACCCGTGAGCAAAGCAATGCCTGGCTTGATGTAATCATCAGCAAGAATTTTATAATTACCAGTTAAATTGGTCTCCTTTAGCAGTGAGAAAAAGTTTGCTCCTAAAAGTGGTTTCACTACCTGCATTTCAATTCTTCTGATCAGGTAACTGATGCTGGAGAAAACAAACCGGCTATTTTTGATTTCAAAATATTTTGAGAATTCTGTAGCATTGTTTATTAGAAACTCTTCATTGCTGATATATTCAGGCGAATCGATATACTCTGAGAATTTATCCGGACTTTCCTCCAGATGGGTGAGCAATTCTTCAATTGCTTCGTAGCCGATATCTAAAAGTGAAGCTTTCACATCCTCCACTTGCCAGTTGAAAGCCTGTTTAGTATCCGTATTCGAGAAAACCTGAATACCACTACTGCCGATTTTTACAGATAAAATTGGCACCGCATTATGATATCCAATACCCACCACTAATTTTTGAGCCAAATCAACGGCTTCGCGGATGTCCTCATCTTCGATAAAATCAATCGGACGCTTGTTTTCTCTGTCTGATTCGGATAAATCCTTATAAACAGAATAAGCAGCTTCATAAACAATAATCAATGCTTTAAGCTGATTGATGCCAATCAATTTTTTAAGAAATGATCGTTCAATATTGCTTAAGAATGGTTTAATGACTTCAATTTCGCTAGTCATTTGAACAGGAATATGATCCTGAACTTCGTCGATTGTAGTTATGATCCTCATTAGCTTACTACTTTTTCGGTTCCTTTTCCCTGGTCTAAAGTGGTGAGTACTTGATCCTGAATACCTAGCTCCAGATCAGCATCCCAATTGTTATAAATTTTCACAAAGTCGAACCAACTTAAAAGGATATCACGGTGCGCACGAAGCTGAGCACGTAGATCGAGGCCAGCCTCACGAATATCAGAGCCGCCTTTATTTACACCCGCAGTTGTACCCTGGCCAGAACCTGCAGGGTTTAATCCCATTGCATAGGAAATTTGAAAATCAGCAGCTGTAGTGTCCGGCAGATAGGCTTCCGTTTTCATCTTATCATCGATGACGGTAATTTCCCATTGGCCAATACCTTTACCGGTACGCTGATCAGTTTTATAAAAACTCAATAATGCTTTCTGAGCATTTTCAGCACCAGTCAACCTGGCGTTGATATCATCGTATAATTCCTGGAAGATTCGGTCTTTTTCGTCCTGGGTTTTGGCCGCGAAGTTGGTGTACTTGAAATCAAAGTATTCCATTGGAATCTTGATATCATATTTTAGCGACATTTGATTTTTAAACAGTGCTTTTTTGTAAGCCGGGATTGAGATAGCAATATCCAACCATCCACTTTCGCGAGCTGAATCCCAGGCTGCACTTGGATAATAATCATTCATTACATCAGGCCACATCAATGGCATGATGTATTTATGCGTCGTGGTATCCTGCCTAATCTCTTCGATCTGATCAACAAAATTGATCATGTCAATCACTTTTATTTTCTGGCAATCGCCAACTTTAGCATCGGGAAATTTACCGGAAACATAGACATAAGGGATACGGCCAGTGTTGTCATCTATTTTTGCAAACCGGCAATGTGAAGCTTTCTGATAATTAATGGAATAAACTTCTGATTTGTCTTCAGTGAATATGATTTCAGCGTATGCCAATGCAAACCAATTATAATCTTGAGTTTGTGCCAAACGAACAGCTTTCATATTCGAACGTGAAAGAATGGTATTAAGAGGCTCATATTTCATAAACTTAATTACCTCTTTGCCACCGTCGGACATATCTTCCACCTTGAAAGCGATCAAGCGCTGGCCATACATGTTGGTGGTAAGTTTTTGCAAACCTGCCCGGCCAACTGTGGTGCGCTTCATCATTTTATAGATATCGCGGGGGAAATCATCGTTTACACCCCAAAATATCCAATCACTTTTATTTTCCTCCTCAGTTTCATTTGCCTGGGGGTTTATATGCTGGGTTGCCGATGCTTTCCCTTTGGATGGCATAATTGACACAGCAGCTGGAGCTCCAGCGCCACCGTGAATAAGCAAAGGCATTCCTGCATGTGATCTTATAATAGTAGTACTCATATCCAAAATATTTCCTGGCCATCATACTCTAGCATGAGCCTGTTGTGAACGGCATAAGGTTTTCCGGTTTCCATATCTTTAATTCCACGCATTTCGTGGCCTTTACAATTTGGAGGTAAACCACATTGATGGGCTGTTTTTAGCTCAATGATATCGCCACCGGTTTTCTTTTCACGATTGCAAGTCATAAATTTTATGGAGAAGGTTTTGCCACCATCCCGATAATCTTTAGTCTTCATATCTGCGAGAACTTCCTTGATTTCGATTGCCATAAAACGAATGTCGAAAGAATGTGAGACCTGGTAAACGACAACCCAAAACCTTGCAGATTTGAAAGAAAATATTTATATTTGGTTATGACAACGAGAGAAGCATTTGCTCAGCTGGTGGAGCGTCGCGGCTGGCATAAGGATTTAGGGATATCAGATAGTGCAGCTTATTCAGCGAAAAATCATTTCAAAAGTGGTGATATCACAATTGAGAAAATGGAAGAGCTGCTGGAAAAAGCAGGATTTAAAGTAATACAAGAAAAACAATGGGCGAAGTAATATTATTTGAGGGGGAAAATATGATCCCAAATGGACTTAGCGAAACTTTAGGTTCTGCCGGTCTTAGTAAACAAAAGGTTTGGTTTGAATCAGAAGGAAATGATGTAACTGTTCAGATAGAGGTGTTAAGATTCAATGAGGAGAAACCATTTGATATCGAAATCATGAATGATCGTAATGCTAGGTATAGAATAACAATCGAAAAAATTGAGGAATGAGTGATATAAATAAAAACCCACTTAAACAATTGTTTTATCCTGGACTGGGAATAAATCCGGAATTAACTGGCTGGAATAGGACAAATGGCGATCTAAGATCGAAGTCTGACAAACAATTAAATCAATCGGCTATTGCTCTATTAAAAGGAAAGACTGTGTTTATTTGCACGAAGGAGGAAAAGAACTTCGTAAAAATATTTCAAGAGAAATATGGCATTGACTGTGAAGTGATAGAAAAGAAAGATAATGGTGTAGGCTTAAAAATGAAGAAAGCACTAATCAATGAGAGAAAGGCAACATTTATAAATGATTTACAATTGATTGGGTTTATAGATGTAAATGAAGATAAAAACGGCGGTGCGTACAGAAAAAATATACCTGGAACTAGTCTCGAACTTTGTTTCTACATAAATGAGGATCACATCAGATTGCAAACTCAAGGAAGTGGATATACTTTAAGTCTTGACGGCGTCAATGATCTAACTGAATTAAATCAGTTTTGCAAATTATTATTTAACAAATCTGTTTTAGAGTTCTGAGTGGTTTTAATAGCCCCTTTTGTTTTTTGCTACTTTTTTATTCAGGGCGACTGAAGAAAATAAAAAAGTAGTTTTCAGCCAAAAAAAGCACCTTAAAAGGTGCTTAAAATTTTACATTAAACATTCGTCTTTAAAACTCGTGTAGCTGTTTTCGGTTAAAATGATATGATCTAGAAACCGAATTTTCATAAGCTTGGCAGCTTCATCCAAAGCTTTTGTCATTTTCAGATCGGCATTACTAGGCGAAAGGTTGCCGCTGGGGTGATTGTGTGCTAAAATTATTCCATTAGCGTGAGCAGTTAATGCAATTTGTAATATTTTATAAATATCTACAATGCTTGAATCTATTGTACCTGTCGTGATTCGGGAGAACCCTAAAACATGGTTTGCATTATTTAAGAGAATAATATTTACACTTTCGTATAGGTTGATGTCATCACCCCAAAACTCTCTAAGTATTTTTACTATGGTTCGGCTATCTCTAATAATTGGGCGGTCTGAAATTTTAAATCGTGGTTTGTAGGAAACCGTGATTTCTGATACTTGATACATAAAATGATTAATAAGCGTTTAAAAAATTATTAAGTTCAAATGTATATGCTTGTGGGTTATCTTCTGCTAACTGTTCAGCGTAACCCTCCCAATAAAGGGAATCCATTAAATCAATGAAAGCCTCAACCATTTTTAACCCCTTTCTTTTCAACCTGTGCATTGCTAAATAGAAATGCTATCGGGAAAAATTTGCTTTGATCCTCTTCGGGTTCGCTCTCCTGCTCTTGCTCGTCCTGGTCTTTCTTAGGTCTACCCCAAACTAAAAAAGCTTTCATTCCTTTTTTGACAAAGAAACCGTCAATTTTCCATTGTTTAAACGTTTTAAATTCTTGATGTACTTCGGTTTTATATGCATCAACTAATGCACTATTAATATTTTCAAATGTTCCAATTTCAATAAGTGGTGCAACCTGTAAGCTCAAAGCTTTTAAAATTTCTCTTTTCTGCTGTATTGGTGTTAACTCTTTTGTTGTATCTTGCGCTTCCATTTTTTAAGACTGTTAAAGTTTTAATTAATTAACCCTTTACGGCTCCACCCGTAAAGGGATTTTTGTTTTTAAAGAGTTGGCAGAACTAACTCCGATTCAATTTCTGCAAGCTTTGCGCCTAACCTCTTTTTTAGATACTCAATCACCTCTTTTATGATTGTTGGGTTTTTAAGTTCAAAATTTGCTTTTTCATCATCAGTAATTACAAGCTTGCATCCATAATAGTAACTAGATTTCGGGTCGAGGTCTTCCGCTGTTGCTTTGATTTCAAAGGCTTCTAAATAATTCACATAGGTATCTAATCTGTCACGGTGTCGTTTCTTTTGAAATAAATCTTCAATGACTTTGATTGTCTCGTCCAGGTTCAGACCTTTTGGTTTTACGTCTTCATTTTTGGCATCATCAATATGCGTGATCGCATTTTTAAAATTCGGCTCTTTTTTCTCAATAGGATTGGTAACTGCTACAGCTAAAACCCCTGCTTTTTTCTTTGTTTCCATACTTAAAGATAAGAAAAACCTCGCAAATCTGCAAGATTTATTTTTAAAAAATAGTGCTTTTTGTTGTCTCAAATTTTTCCAGTTTTTCAATTTTATTTTTTTGATTTTCAAGAACTTAAATATGATTTGGTTTTTCTCCAGTATCATATTTATGCACAAGCACCCCCGCCTGCCCTATCCAAAAAGGGCATTTGCCCTTTTCGATGTTGCTGGGTATATGAATAGCATGACAATTCTATGACAAATACATGACAAAGGGAATTTATTAGATTTTCGGGATTAGGGGGTGCTGAGGGCGTCCCCTTACGCAGAAAAAGCTCATGGAATTTTTTCCGATGAACTTTTTACCTATAGAATTGAGGCTAACCCCAACGTGGAGAAGGGATCGGCTCTTGGTGAAGTGTTAAGCCTGCGAACTTACCCATTAGCAGGGTGTCATGAGCATCAGAGAAGTGAGTGGTGGTACGCTGATCTATTTTATGATTCTTTTCATCAGCTTTATCCTTCTCGACTCCTTTAGCCCCTTGCTTGGCTTTAGCACCATTTAGCGATACGATTAACCATTTGCAATGATAAGCATTCATAGTAACCTTTGGCAATTGACGTTGGTTCCCCTGGTATAGAGCAGCCATGAATTTGTATCTATCATCTGGGCTTGGTTGCATACCAATGTACATGTCAATAACATGCCACCCAAATGAACCCAACACACGTTTAACGATCTCCGGATATTCTTCAGCCCTGGCATCATGATCTCTTGCTGTGTGGTCATAATAATAGAATACAGTCTTCTCTCTATGTGGCACATAATAAGTACACCATTGAATCAACAGATCTTCAAATGTTACATCTTCGTTGATAGATACTGCAGATATAAACCTGAACTGATCCCCATCCTCCTGACCCGTAACAATACCATTGAACCAGGAGCCATAATCCATACTAATATACAATGGTTCATTGATCAACAAATCTGCATCTTGCATACAGTTCATATTCTCAAAGGCTTCAGGCTTATAACCGTTATTATTATCAATTAAGCCATCATAATAATCATTATTGAAGTTGATGTAGGTATGCTTCCTATCATCGAACTGTGGATAAAAACCACCTGTTACTTGCTTAGGTCTAATGTTTTCAATTTCGATATCGTACTCACTTGGCAACAAGATTCTTTTCTGATCTTTAAACCAACTCGGCGGCAGGTTATGAGCATTAACCCTGGATGGCGCTGTGATATATAAATATTCTTCGGGATGCTTGATCGCTAACTCCTCATATTCGAAGATATATTCGCCTTTACGATTTCTAGGCATAGAGCAGTAACGACTAAAACGACGATAGGTTGTTTTATGGCCATAACGTTTAAATTCAGCCCTCATGGTTGGTATAACCTGGCTTTGCGTCTTTTCGTTGTTCAGATCCTGTGCCTCATCAGCAAAGCCGTTGCAATAGTTGGCCCCACGTGAGTTGGTGTCTTGGGAAAGCAAATCCCAACAGGTACCGTTGTAAAAGAAAATGCTATGCTTTGGATCCAGTGGTGGTTCATAAGGTTCCTCCCACTTCCAGGATACTGGAGGTTTTCTTCCAATAAAATAATGAAGATCTTTGACGAGCCCCATCATTTCAAGTGCTTTAATTGTTGATGGCAACGTCCTGGTTAATCCCTGCTGAAAAGTACCGGTAAGAATGAAATTTTTAGATTTCGGCATTTCCTCGATGGTATCAACGATATCGATAGCTGCACCAGTAGACTTGCCACTACCCCTACCACATTGCACCGTTCGATCTTTTTGAGGTGAGATTTTAAGCAGTAGTTGCATTAGATTCAATTCTAATGTCCTTTCAGGAAGCAATGAATATTCAGGTTCTTTACTCGTCATCCTTTACCTCCTCAGCATCTTGTGCAAAGTTGCTCATGTTATTTACCACCTGAGTAAGATCTATTTTGCCTGTTTTACTCATCGCTTGAAGCATTGAAACCATTTGAGCAGGTAAGCCCAGAACATATTTATGTGTTTCTAACTTAGCGAAATCAGGAAGATCAGGATCAGTTACATTTACCCCACCAACTTTAGCAAGAGATACACCAGCACGGATCAAACCGTCTTCATTATTTTTTGCCCGGGCAATGGCAGCACCATCTTTAATCATTTCCATTGACAGGAACCTAATACCTTCCTTTGTAGATTTAGAAATATCTCCAAACAAACTGACAGCATCCCTGCAGTCACGAAAAGCTGTAGCCCGACTTAATCCTGGGAATCTTTTCATTAAAATTGCAACAGTATCAGGCGTGTTCTTGTAATTACGAAGCATAGTAAATGCTTCCTGCCATCTATCCAGAGTCTGCTGCTCGTGCTCGGTTAATTCAGAGAGCTCACCGTCTGGATTAGTCATGTAAGCAATGATCTTATCATACTTACTTAATTTTCCAATTAACTTCATCGGATATCGTTTAAATAAGTTTTTTCTGCAAGTTTCAATTCGATGGCCATAGCCGGTGATGACAGCTGATCACTGAGCGCCATGATTACCTGGTTGAATTTCACTTTCCTTTTTAACCGGCCAATAACAAAAGCTTTGCCCTCGGGAGATTTCTCATCCTCCAGATTAATCGCATCGATGCCGGCAAATAGTGCAGTTTCATCCTTCGACATGTAGGCATACGCGAAATCTTCAATATCTTTTAAAGTTTGATCATTAACCATTTCTAATCTCCTTCCTTATCCAGTCGGTATTCTGATCAGCAATATTCTTTTGTCGTATGATTAAACCAGCCTCTTTACGTGGATTGTTAGTAAAGTTAGCTGAGCCAATAACGCAGAAGCTATAAGTCTCATTCTGCAATACACAGACCTTCGCATGGCATTTCATAAGATTCAAGTTTCTAAAGGCAGCTGTTGCTTGTTGATATATTTCGGGCTTGCGGTTTCTGATCCCCTGGTCTAGCAATACATTTAATTCAGAAATCAATCCATTTTCCTGCCATTCAGTAAACTTCCGAATCGCGTCAGTACTGATGGACCATGTGCAAAAATCAATTGAGCATCTGCCGATCAGCTGCAGCAATTTTGAAATGATATCAATATTACTCCAGGCGCCATCAGTCATGAAGTAAATACCTTGGCCATCCTTCAAATTCTCGATTAATGGTGAGACCATTGCAAGCTTTTCTCCATATGCGAAATGGATATCCAAATCTTCTACGCCTGCAATTGGTTGATGATCGTTATTTTTTAAAGGATTCACATCCTCCATTTTAAACAAGCCCATCGATCCTCCTTTTCACCTCGGTTAAACGAGAAACTAATGATTCGACTTTTGCTAAGGCCTTAGTCTTTTTCCTTGGATCCTTTGCATCGTTGAATCTTTTACGAGCTTTTGAAATGTATGAAGGTAGATTCTTTTGTTCCTGGAGTAATTCTTGAATGGTTAGTGTCGATACTTCAGCAATAGCCTCCTCTTTCTGTAGCTCAAGGATTTTACCGGTTTCTCTCCAGGTATCAATGATCAGCCAATATTCATTTACCTGATCCATCAAATCCAGTATTCTCAAAGCAGCTTCTAATCGATGCTCTTTTGAATCCATCAATTTAGCCGTTACAAATAAATGCCTGGCTTCTGCATGTACTGCATTTTTCTGATTACGAAAAGCCCAAATTTCTGCAGGTGCATCATCGAGATCAGGCTTTGATTTTATTATAAGGTTGGTAGTTGGAGGCTCAGCATGAGCAGGCTGAACAGGAACCGGTGGCGGTGTGTAAACAATTTGCTTTGGCTCGATGCCACAAGCTTCGTTTATCTTCTCGAGAGCTGCACGAAGTTTAGAGAAGTGATAAGCCCCGGATCCAGAATTGATAATGGTTTCGACTAACTTGTCATTACCATATTGTTGGAAAAGCAATTTCCCATGGATGAAATTTGGATTGGGCGAAAGTAGCCAAGCTGTAATAGATGCAATTGCCATAGATCAAAAATGGCAATTGCTTTATTTGTGGTAAATGACAGCTATATCATCTTTTGATATACAAAATCATTTTCCCAAACTTGCTTATATAAATGTTTATATATTTTTCTCATTTCAGGTTCAGGTAGGGATCGTAAAACAAAGTCGGATAGGTCCTCAGATTTAACGAAAATATCGTATAATTCTTGGTCTGTAATATCGGATCTAATTTCAAATATAGATTTGAAAAAACCCTCTCTCGAGAGTCTATCAATATGTCCATGGATAACTTTATTTTTTTGATTTTCTTTAAGACTCACAGCCTTATCAGGCTCTACCTTTGTCAAAATTGCTTCAGTATATTCCTGCAAACTACTAGTTATCAAATTTAATTTCTCTAGCCCGATATTTAAACTACTCAATGCAATTTGTTCAGTGCGGTTATTGATAAATTCGGCCATCAAATGTGCCCATTGAACCCTTAGCCAATTAGATATGTCTTCAAATTTCGTAAATCCTCTAATAAAGTTTCCCGTTTTCAGTGCGTAAATTTCATCCAAAAGGGTAAATATGTTCACACTTGAAACGTGCGCATAGTGGATTTCCGTGTTTTCTCTGTTCTTTTTATAAGTTGTATATTCAGAAAGCACACCATTTTCCACGAAAAAATATATGGGCAACTGCCGCTTTAATGCAACTTGAAATTCCGTTTTAGTGATAGAATTAAATTTGAAATATTGATCCGTTTGTTGTTCTTCTGTCAAGACAACTCCAGATTCCGGACTTCCATAGCTCCCACCTATTATCAAAATTTGCATATGGCAATTCTGTAATTCAGTATAACAGGATTCATCTAATGGCTTATCATGACTAAAATGGATATCTCCGCTTTCAAACAGCACTGGTTCATATCCAAAGGAAGCGATAAAAGATTCAAGATTTGTTCTAATGTGCTTCAGATCATAGTAAGTTGAACTTACAAAAATTCTAGGTTTTGCCATTTCTATCAATTTAGATTCTGCTAAAATAATAAAAATTACTTACGCTGCTTAGTAGACGATATCGTTAAATAGTACGTAGCCTGCTGAAAGAATATTGTCCTGGCACAATCATCACAAATTGGTACCGCTTTAAAATTAATATTAAATACAACGGTTGTTTTTGCCCCACATACTTTGCAATTATTTTCTTTGGCCATTATGCAGGATTTAATAACCAGTAATGTTTTCGATTATGCTCGTTGAGTTCATAAAGGAAACGCATCTCTTCCATCACCAGGATGATCTGCTCAGGTGAATCGAAGAACATCCCCTGTTCTTCCATTACCTTTTCCACCACTTCAGCATTAGTTAAGGGCATAGTACAATCCTGCCAACGTGTTGCTGGCTTAAAAATCAATTCAATTCTTTGGAAAAGAATGTGATTGTCAAATCTCTGATCATCTGATAAGTTTGGCATATAAAAACGGTAAGGCCTGCAACTAAGTGTACGAATACCCCTATTGACGGCTTTTTTCCGAACACGTCGAAATTATGGCACGTCCACGCCTTACCGTATGCCGGTGAAGCGAGATATTCGAGAAACTTAGTTGCACCGCAAACATAAAAAAAACCGCCCAATTACGGGCGGTTTTCCAAACTAAAACTAAAACGGGACGAGAGCTTATGCTTTTGGTGTTTCAGGCGGGGTTTTCGATTTCAACTTTAGGAAAGGGAATTTTGCTTTATACAAATGGTCCGCTTCTTCAACATCCATGTTGGTTAAATCAGTTTTACCAAAACCTGCAACATCATGAATGCCGGGCTCCACCCCGACTAATTCATATTTTTCATCAAATAATAATGGCTTTTTCATATCAGTACCTCCTTAAGCTGCTGGTGCCAACAATGAAGTTAAAGCCGGTGTATAAATTGGTGCAGGAGTTGCACCTGAAGCTTTGAAAGTCAACTTAGATGTACGACCATCTGCAATTGCCTTACCTGATGTAGAATCATCATTTTCGAAAAATGCAGGATCTTCTAAGTTTCCCAAAACCCTAACCTTACCGTTTTTCTCTTTAACGAAGAAAATTAGTTCGCGATTAGCAGCTGCTGCTTTAAAGCCTAGAAATTCTGCTTCACTTCCAGGGAAAGAAATCTCAAGCATGTTTTCATATCCTTTACCGTCACGAGGACCTACCATAGTAGATTTAATCTCACCCTGCTCTACTGTGCAGTAAAGTTGGAAAATCTGTTTTCCTGCCTTCATGATGATAGCCGTAGCATAGCTAACTAAGCTTTCAAGCGTAAGTGCCGTTTCAGGATCTCCTAAAACTGGGAAACTCAAAAAGTCTTCCTTATAACCATAAAACACCTGAGTAATTCCCCCAGGGTTGTAGCGGCCTTGTGGCCATAATATTGCTTTTGCGTTCATTTTAAATGAATATGAGCGTTAAAAAATTGGGTTAATTAATCAAGAGGGATAAGTGAGCCAGATTTGATTTTGACCATTCTCTCTAGTTCTTTGGTATTTTTACTTAACTCCTCGGCATTCATTTCTCCATCTGGAGTGAAGAAACGATTTCCCGACAAAGTGAAGTTTTTACCCTTGATGGTTACCATTAAACCGTCAGCGCCGTGCTTCTCGCTCAAGTCTAATTTTTTGCTAAGTGTCTCCACTTCAGCTAAGGCATCATCTCTTTCCTTTTCAAGTTTTGTGATGTCGCCATTAGCAGCATCTAATAAACCTTGCTGTGTTTTGATGTAAGCTAATGCTTCATCAATAGTTTCAAATTTTGGTAGTGACATTTTTAATAAGATAAGTGCAGGAGCTCCACCTCCTGCACGAGTGAGCGATTAAATTAATTCAACATCGTTAGAAACTAAATACTGAAGAATCCAGAAGCCGAATCCTTTATAGTAATCAGTATAAGCTTTAACTGTACGATCTACATTTTCTACTTGGAAAATCTTATCGTTACCTGGTTTTTTAAAACCTGCCTGACGGTTCCATTGAGGAGTAGTCCAGATTTTAGATGATCCAGCCATCGATGGTAAGCCAACAACCGAGATATTATCATTACGAAGCTTCGTAATTTTGCTTTCAGCTACTGCCTCATAGTTTGTGTTATATTTCAAACGCATACCATCACGAAAATCATCGTGTAAGTCTTCATTTAAGAATACAAAATCTAACTCGTTACGAAGCAAACGAGGTGTAGATTTGATCATCGTTTCAACATACTCTACCAACTCCTTTTTACCTGCATCAGTAGCAGTTGATGGAACTGCTCCCAAAGTAACCTTCAGTAAAGTTCCGGCGGTATTCGCTTCGTTGATTTGCTTTTTAATACCTTTTAGCGAGGTACCAGCGGCAGTCGCGGTTCCTGGTGTAATGGCGCCTGGTACACCGTAATAAATTTCATTCAATTCCAAATCTTTATCCGCCTGGATTAAAGCATTTGTCAAATACCATTTAATAAATGGCCAGTCTTTACGATTTAAGCCACTATCAGCTAAAAAGCCTAACCAACTCTCTTCTAAATCATCAGGAGTTTCCTGCAAATCGATCTTTAATTTGTACAAAGGAATTTTAACTGGCTCAAAAGTAGTGCTACCAATCGGAGTGTATCCCTTCTGAAAGCGTTGTAAAACTCTGGCAAATTCAGCAGTTACTTTTTCTAGGACCGTTTTTTCAGTGATACGACTTGGAAAATAGCCAGCTGTAACTGAACGCTGCATCAATTTTGTCAGGATATCTTTTATTCCTTGACCTTCTGCACGATAAACAGCGCCCCATTCTGCAATTACATTTGAAGCTAAAATGGTATAAACACCCACTGGCATTTTAACCGGTACAAAGTTTAAGGCTGCAACTCCAGATCCAACGGCAATTGCATAATCGGGAACGCCTAAAGCTGAAGCTGCGAAGGCACCAAAAAGAAACGACATTGCCACTAAGCAAATTGTTTTTAGAGAAAGCGATAAAATAGTTTTCATCATTGTTGTTTATAAATTAATTATTGGGTTACTTAACTATCCGGTGATTTTATCAGCGGCTTGATTGTGTGGCATTGCAGCTAGAAGCGCTTCTGTATCATCCTCCTCTTCCGCTGCAGGTGGAACATCATTCGTTTCAGAGCTTGCACCTGGTTTGTGAGTTGCTCCCGGACCTTTACCAACTTTACTTAAAGCTTCAGCCAAAGCTTCTTTGGTTTTGTTGTGTGCAACGATTTCTGCAGCATGATCATTCGTTGCCTGAGTTTTTGCTGCAGTCTCAGTTTGCAATGAAGTTTTAACTTCTTCAAGTTCTGTAGCAGTGTTTGCGGCCTCAGTTATAAAGTCTTCCGAAACTAACGTTGCTTTAGTAATTCCGGCAACAGTTAAATCAGCGTTAGCAAGATCTAGCTGTTCTGTTGTTGGAGCAGCTGCAAGTGTTGCCAATGCTGCCACATTAAGGAAATTTTTCATATTTGAATTTTGATTTTGTGCTTTGGGTGCTTTGTAATTTTTGGACAATGCTTTTACTCTGGAAATGGCGAAGTCCTTATTTCCAAGGTGATCGATCATTCCGAGATCGAGTGCTTTAGATGCAAGAAAGGTTTCTCCTTGAAAAATGGTTTTATCGTTGGAGATACCTGGGCGCTGCGCTTTTACATCATTATGGAAATCTTCAGCCAATGGATCTAGCAGATCACTCTTTAACTTTGCATAGTCTCCAGAAAGGGCGTCGGCAAAAGTTTTATTCTTTAATGGCGATTGTGTCGCATAAACATCATGAAACTCAACACCTAATTTTTCAAGCGCTGGCTTAGTATTCACCATACTTTGCATCACACCGATACAACCGATGATAGAGCGAGGATGATCGCAAACAATTTCATCACCGTAAGCTGCTATATAATAACCGGCACTGCAAAGAAGATTACCCGCTAGAATTACAACAGGTTTATTCCTTTCCTCAAGAACATCTGTTAAGGGTTTAACGGCGTAAGCCTGACCACCTCCACTATCTAAATCGATAACGGCCCCGATGAAATTTGGATTTGCATAAATCTTTTTAAGTTCTGCAGCAATTTCCACAGTACCACGGGGTCCGCAGTATTGTGAGTTCTTTACGATCGGACCTTTCAGATTTAAAACAGCAATTGCTCCGGCTGGAGCATCATCAGGTGTTGATTCGAAATCTTCTTCATATTCATCGTCATCCAAATCAGATTTAACAATATAGCTTTTGCTTTTCAAGCGCTCGGCAGCATGATCCACTTGTGAGAATGATGATTCGCCTCTAAGAAGCTGAGCCAGCAAGGGTAGATGAGTCTGAGCATAATCCGGAGCAATTGCCCAGGGCTCATGAAGTCCTAGATTTACATAATAATTGGTGTTCATTTTTGAAATTTGTATTTCTATTAACTAGTGGATACAAATTTGCCTAAGCTTAAGCCCCCCATAAACGACGTAAAACGCCTATAAATAAACTGGAGCACGGAAAGTAGATTGGCAGAAAAACTGAAATTGATAGCCTTTGCCATCTGATCTGGCCAAACCACTATCATAATTTGAAGAGAAGAGCATCGGACAGCCGAAACCACCAACCAAACGGGATACGCCATTTGCATCTTTTACCTGCAGTACAAAATAACGATCATCCATAGTCTCCATTAAGTTGATCAGTTCTGCTCGGTCTCCAGGAACGAAACCTGTTATAGTTTGCTCATAGTATTTTCCATGTTCACTCGTCTTTAATGTTTCATTAAAACCAAGGGTGTAAGCTGTAGAATATCCTTTAAACCAGTCAAAGCCAGTATTCAGCACTAAGGGGAAAAGGATTCTTCCATTAAAAACCCCAGAAAACACACTGAAAGCTTCAGCTGGTGCAAATTGGAAATTTGATAATCCGCCAAGATTATAATTTTTCGGAGTAGGAAAGTTGCTTATCATATTCCGAAGTTCGGCAATGAATAGAACCCGATAAACGACAGCAAAAACTAGCAATTTAACACATCAAAAAGCGTCAAAAGATAAGTGACATTTTTATGAGTAAAAGTTGAGGATTTTAAGCAGTTTTTTCACGAATTGAATACATGATCATTCTTTCATATTGTTTTTTCAACGTAGTGAATCCCAATTCATCTTCAGATATAGAATATTTATCGCGGAAGCTTAACAGCGCTTTACGGATATCACCTTTTTTACCAGTTAATCGTGGCAATACATAGTCAAACATCCGATCGTTGAAATCATCAAACAAAAATTTGTTAAACCGTGCCTGGTGCGTTTTAGAAATTAAAATACCATAGTTCCTTTCGTAATATTCGGAAATAGAAACTGTGAGAGTTTCACCGGTAAGATTAATGATCAGATCGTTTTCCTTGATTTGCTTTTTATGCTTTAAGCTGTTAACCAGGAAGCCCCCAAATCGATTTGTATCACTTAAGATAAAGTAAGGCTCTACCTTAACGTAATGAGCCATATATTTTTTCAAATAGGGTTTAATAGTTACCCGATGCAAGAAGACCATTCAGAGCGTTTAGAAGAAATTTGTGTGGCGTTTTGGGTAATACAAAAATACTAAAATTTTGTTAGAAAAATTATTTGATTTAACTAAAGAAGTTAGCAAATTTTACATCATGTATTTGTTATCGATAAAGTTTAAGGCTGCTTTTGGAAAGGAAGAAAAGATTGTTGAGATATCGCAACCGAGCGGTGGCGGTGGATCAACATATGTCATCATGATCGACAACTATTACAAAGGAATAATAGCCAACCAATTGGGTGGCTGGAGAGTAGTTTTTCAAAAACCAAACCATGAATATAATATGGGCGATCTCCAACCTTTGATAGATTTGGTCAAAGGGGAATATTAAAAGCCCTGGCATGAGCAGGGCTTTTAATCAGTCTTGAATCTCGAATCCGGAATAAAACAAATTTCCTTCATAAGTAAATGGCCGGGCGTATTGTTTGCCTTTAATTTTTATTCGCTTTACTTTTAGAACGAGATCGAATTTTGCTTTAGTGGCGTGGAGCTCATCAGCGAGGGTACCGAAAGCTTTACGCATATCCTCTATTGATGCATCGATTTTGAAACTGAAGCTATCGTTGATATTATTCATTTTACCTCCATTTCGCTTCAAAGGTAATGCCATCAGTAACCACATCACCATCCCGCCACTCTTGAACTCTTATTGTTTCACTTTCCATTGGTGGACCAAAAAAGTATAATCCACTCGTTTCCCTCTTTTTACGACTAGCTTTTTGTATCCGGATTGCCTTCGCCTCAATTTGCTCCATGGTTGCACACTTTGCAACCTTAAAGTATTCAAAAGAAAATGAATCTTCTTGGAAGGTCTGCGTTATTTGAAATTCCATTAATCTCCGTCCACTTTAAATCCAAAAGCAATCAAAGCTAATTCTCCAATGTATCCCAAATCATCTTGATCTTCATTCTGTAGCGCACCATCAGAATAAAGATTTTCAAGTTGGTCCCAAAAATCATCCCATTTTTCTGCCTTTTCTTTTATTTGAATTTTCTCATTATCTGTAAGGTTATTCTTGGAATCATATAAATCAATCCATGTCGGTTTTTTATCTAACTCAAACAGCCGTTTTTTTAATTGAGCTTTACTTAAAAACCCCTTTTCAATTGTGTGCCAGTTTGAATTATCTAGCGTTTTTGCTTTGATGACCAATCCTTGAGGACTAGTAGTGCCAGTGTATATTGTATAACCAGCTTTTAAAAGCTTAGCCTGATGTGATGAATGCATAATTACAAGTTTAATTCCTCAGCAGCTCTACGCTCCCGGGCGGTGTCATAAAATTTTTCTTCAGTCGGTTCCGGTGCCGGTTTCAATTTTCTCCTGGCTTTCCTTAATGTTGGAGCTGGAGGTTTTACTACAACTGTTTCACGTCGGGACCGGTTCTGAATCGGCCTGTCCAGGTATGGATTATCTCTTAAATTTTCCATTAGTTTACTCTTAAAATGAAATCCTTTTTGAGGATGCCCGGTAATTATAAATTTCCAACAACATTTCCAAGTACTGTTTTTTATCAATGCAACGAACTAAACTTCGTGGTTGCATCTCTACCTGAGATTTAAGTTTATCAAAACTATAATCCGGATGACTCATTAGTTTATCTAATGCTAAAACAAATTTACTATCGTACGCGAAGTCAAAATGATTTCTAAAGAACTTTAATGTCTCTGCCACCTTTACTGCGATGTGATAATTCATCACATTTACCTGACCATTATATAATGCTTTGGAATCTCTAAATCCATCGGCGGAAAGCAAAGTCAAGATAGTACTGGTTTTTATCAAAGGATATTCACTCATAAATGAGCTGAGTTTATCAAATCCAGGTTTTTTCTTAATGGTATAATAGTTAATATAGTCAAGTTGACTCCAGTTTTTGGAATTACTGTTTATGCTTGCAATATCATCTTCACTAACATTGCTATCCATATTATACCAGATAGGTAACTTTAGAATTTTGGCCGCCTCTAAACGATGCTGGCCATCGATGACTTCCATCTTTTCATTGCATAGTATAGGATTAAGATGAAGCAGATTTTTTTTGCCGATAGCTTTGACTAATTTGTTAACGTGGCCGGTATGTACTTCACGGTTTGCTGTGATGCTTTTGAATTGTTCGTAATTTATTGTTTGTTCCATTTTTAAATTCTTAAATAATTAAAGTTCCGGATATGAATTACCGGTTTAATTTGCTGGCATAGACCGCACTCTGATTTGTGAACTGTAATTACAGTATCAACATGTTTCTGTCTTTCAGTTCTAAAAGGCTCGCCACAATCGTAGCACACAAAATCTGAAGTGCGGTATTTAGCCTGGGTTGTTAAATCTTCCAATTTCAAAACTTATGTTTAGAAACATTTGCAGGTGCAGCAAACCCACGCTCGGGTTCAGAAATTATAAATCTTAAATGAGACGCGCTATCGGCAAAACCCTTTTCGTGTGCCTGGTGTATATTGCCAACTAAACCCTGAATAAATAAATTTGTGATCATTTTAGATCCGTTTAAATTTGGCATTCCATCTTCACTGAAATATTGTTTATGATCTAAAGGCTCCTTAACAATCAAATTAAAATCGGTAGCGACATGCTTCGATCTCTTCTCTCCAGGAGTGTGATCCGTGGTTAATTTTATTTTTACCTCAACACTAAATTCCATTACGCCTCCTCCCTAAAATAAAGTTTGTAATAATTCATGCTTTTTTCCTCATCAAAGCCTTTCTCAACCATATCCTTATGTCCAGTGATAGTAATTAAAAAATTCTTATCAAGTTTAATTACCCGTTTATATCCTGCTGTGGCTTTCTTTACAGCGGAATCGGCAATTTCAAATACATCAGCGATAGGGCTTTCAAACTCTTCTTCATAACTGATTTGGTAATTTGTGAAAGATTCTTTAGCTACTTCATTGGCTATCACTTCGGCTGAAAATTCTTCCCTATCGAAAGTCTCTTTTTCTTTAAAGTATTTAATTGAACGATTTAAAAGATCAGATTTATCAAATTGGCTAACTTCAAATTCATCATCAATTTTATGAAGCACGAAATTTTTGAATAGATTAAGAAAGTTCGTGGTTTGGTTGTAACTGTCATTTCTAATGGCCAGCTGAAGAAACTCATCTTTCCAGTAAACCGCAGAATTCGATTTGTTATTATCAAAAACAACTAGTTTGTAACCCTCGGACTTTTCTGTATTGAAAATTAAACATCCTTTATCAAGCTTGTTGACACTGATTGCATCCTGGTTGTAGCTCATTCTGAAACCATCCAGTTCAGGCGCAATGCTTAAATAAGTTTCTTTAGTTTCAGATTTAAAAATACCAATAGCATCAAGCTGCTCCCCTTCGATCTGTACTTTCTCAAACAACGCAACATAGAATTCTCCAGACTTTATCTTCGGGTGATTTGCGATATCATAAAGAAATTTGGCTAGCTGCTGCGACTTCTCGTGAAAAACATCGTTGTTTACAAAAATTTCACTTACCAATTCGTAAACCTCATTTAGCGGTAGGTTGTTACTAGGATGAAAAAATCTGAAAACCTCCTTTGATTTTTCAAACGGTTTCAGAAAAAATTGCATCAATATATTATTTAGCAATTCATCAGATACATCCAGCGGCTTATCCGATAACTTGTAGTATTCTTCCAGTAGTTTATTTCCTGTATGATGTACTGAAATTGATTTTAGGTTTGCTTCGAAAAACGATATCATAATGTTTTAGTTAGTAGATTGTAATTGTTTATTTAATTCATTTGAAAATGCGATCCGGTTAATCTCCGAAACAATGAAAGCTCCAGCTTTAGAAAGTTCTCTTAACCTATCTCCTGGAGTGGGTTTAAAGGTGGCTGAATCGAATGGCCAATTGCTTGGTAAATTTGGCCCATCTTCAAAGGTTCCGGAAAGTAAATAGGAAATAGCAGCTTCAGGCAATTCCCCATGAACATACTTCTGATCGTGCTCAGGTGTCAGCTGCTTTTCATTTAGAACACGATTGTATTCCTGGTTGATTAATGCAACGCCAACACTTTGATTTGATTCTAAGCGATTCGTTAATACATTACATTCCTGCATTGTTGTTGCAGCAAGATCACGCATTCTCTGAATGGTAAAGAAAAGGTTTTGTTGATCGTTGGCCAATGCCGGCGATACTTCTAATCTTAGCATCTGATCTTTTGCTAATTCGTATAGATCTCCTAGTTGATCTACAGCGTCTGAAAATTTTTTGTTGTCCATTTTTTTTGTTTTTAGTTTTAAATTTTGTTTTCGTTTAGCAGCTGGCCGCGATAACTATTATCGCCAGTACCAACAGCAGTAAAAAGCCTCTCACTCTTTTTCTGTATTTATTTAATTGATCTTAAGAATACCACCTTGATATCCTCGGTTAATTTTTCGGTGCGTTGATTTTGAAACCGGTTATTATAAAATTCTGAAGGGCAAACTATGTAGTCACTTAGTGATGCTCCAGGTTTGATAAAAGCGTAAGTCTTATGTTTATCGCCACCGGCTTTGTAGAATACATCACCTGGAGATAATTTTGAAATTTCGATTACTTGATTTCTTTGCATTTTATTTTCTATTAGCGGAACGCTGTTTTTTATTAAAAACGTTTGTATTAAGCTGTTAATCAATATATTACAGGTTAAAAAATCGTTCCTTTTCGTTCCGCTTGTTATGTTAATCTATTGATTTACAATGGTGTTATCGTTGCGCACACAGGAACGTACTGCGTGGATTTAAGCGGAACGCAAACACCCGCTTTAAATGGGTTTAAACAGAGTGTGCGGTACGATTTGGAACGGCTAAAACCGCTGTAAATCGCTGTATTTGTGTTGTTTACAAGGATATTTTCCATTTCGTTCCGTTCCGCTCTTAATATTTATCTTTTTATGAATAACTCTGGGTGTGTTTTCATGGCATCTTTCACCATTCGATGAATGGTACTTTTCTTCGTGGTATCGCCTAAAACCATTCCTGCCATCTGGCTATAACTCTTTTGAGCGTTGTATAGCTCAGCCAAAGTTTGTGCACTTTTCGTAGGAAATGCAGGGGCAAGAATACTGCTGAATAAATCAGCTGCTCCCTGATAGGTGTTATCCGCGTTAGCCAAAGCAATTTTCATATCATAGATAAATTGATTAGCCTTATTTAACCCTCGCTCTATACGTGGAAGCTTCGCCTGAGTCTGCAAATGAGCTTCTTTCTCTTTATCTAATGCCGATTGTAAGGCTTGAATTTTCAGGGTTGCATTCTCCAGCTGCACCTGCAGGTTTTCGATGATATTTTCCATGGCAGAAACTAAAAAGGTAAATCGTCGTTTTCGTAACCAGGCTTAACGGTTAGTACACTTTTGAGCTCGGTTACCGGAACCTCTACTTTTTTTATTATACCTACTACTTCTAAAATGACTACTTCATCATTTAATAAGTGGTGTAAGCGGGTAGCCTCAGCAATCGCAGTATCCATATGTTGATGGACGTATTTTGGGGGCGTAGTCCCGGATTTGGTCATTACATAAAACTTATTCATAATTAATTTTTATTATTATCAGCACCGAAAACCTTTGGATATTCCTTAATTGCCTTTTGCAATTGCCGGTGCATAGTGCTTTTTTTGTTTTTATCCTTTAGCAGTACTTCAGCCATTCGGCTTATGCTGCTGCCTGTTTTGAATAGATTGGCCATAACCATGATATCCATTGGAGCGGTAACCGAGTTATCTACAATCTCATAGATATCGACTGCAGATTTATAGAAGTAGTCAGCAGCACGTAAAGCCCTACGCATTAAATCTGCGGTAATCTTCAACTCACTTGGAAAAAAATCGAGGTGCTTCATGTCATACGCAAAATCTGTAATGGCCAAGATGCCAGCAAAACGATAAGCGTACTCTTTCATTTTGCCCAGGATACCGGAATGAATATTCATTTCATTTACATCCTTAATTGCATTAATTTTCTCTACCTTTTCATCCTCCCATTTCACCATAAGATTGGTGGCTTCTTTGGTCACAGCGCAAATTTTTGGATCATCATAGCCATCGTTTACCGGCAATTCATTGTACAGTTTTTTTAAAACCTGATCATGGATCATTTTATATTCATGAGGGATATCATAACCAGGTACCGGACGAGCAATCTTAAATTGCTCAGGAGAAGCGAACAATACACGGAAGATGAAACCCGAATCGCCACGCTCATTTTTAAATAGTTTATATAGCAGCTTTGGCTGGATACCACCAATTACATTGGTGAAAATCTTCGGAATATTTATTTTATTATTGGCCGATCGGACCGCAGAATACTTTCTACCGTTCCAAGCACTAAGCCAAAACTGCTCATCGGTGCTTTCTTTTTTACCCAAGGAATTTAAACCATTGATCCACTCCAGAATTTCATCACTTTCTTTGAGCACACCTTTAGGGTTAACTGGCATGATGTAACGGATCAGCGTCGGGATATGTGCATCACGGTAAATCACAGTATTTAGCTTCAATCCCTGGCGGCGCTCGTCAGTAATGCCGTTGGTATCCTGGCTCCACTGCTCATCGAAATCATTCTGTACATCATTTAGTGGTTTCAAGCACATATCAAGTGCGAAACTTTTTCCGGAAGATGAGATGCCATTCATACAACCCCAAATGCAAAGTGTCATCCGATCGGAACCGTTACGGGTAACGGAATACGCGGTGCCAATGGCCGTACTGTAAGAAACAAGCATCGAAAGGCCAACGTAGGCTCTTGGTATGTCGTATTTGGTGTGCAATTCGTTTATAAATGGTTTAATGTTCGGATGAAAAATATCTAATGGAAATAAATTCTCTGGGCCTTGTCTCTTCTGCAGCTCAGCTTGGATATCCTCTGTTGAGGCGGTGCTGACTTCAGACTTACTCTTATTGAAAAAATCATTAAATCCCATTAAATCCTATAGTAGTTCAGCTGCTTTTAAAAATTCAGGCTTCGCCCGGTTAGTTATGATCATCGTGTTGATGGCACTCAGGAACTTATTACAAGTCTGTTTGATGTCGATATCGCAATCAGCAATTTTTGCAGCTGCAGCTAGTGCAGTATCCAGGGCAATCATTCTTTTGATCCTGGCGGCCTTTGCACCTATATGCTCATTAAATTCTTTAGCGGATTTATATTCCCAGCTCATGTCTTGCATATCGAAATATTTAATTGCCTTTTCGATGAACTCGAGTATATCGAGCTGAGGGATTCTGATCATTTCAAGCATTTCAGTTAAAACTTCCGCTTCAACCTTTTCATTTTCCTGTATCCGGCTATCTCTCCAGAGAATTAAATCCCTTTCAAAGTTGTCGGTAATGTCCATTTGCAGGAGAATTAAACACCAGTGACGTAAGTGCAGCCCGATCGTGTATTTTCCAGCGGTGTACATTTGTTGAGTAACCTCAGCAGCCGTATTCGGATTGTCTTTTTTCAATTGCAGGTGGATCGTGATTAAGTCGATCGGTGTTAAGGGATAAAGTTTTCCTGCTGCAGCATAAATATTCTGATGATAGATATTGGAAAAATTTTTTATCTGCAGTATTGAAGCAACGGTGGCGTAAGCATCATTGTAAATGATGGCGGCAATAATTGCCTGTTCAATTTCAAATCTTGAATTCATATCGGGACGGATTAAGATTTATTTATTTTGATATTGAAGCGCCGTTTGATAGAATGAATCCATTACCATAAATAGCCAGATGATGATAGCTGAAATGATGATGGCGTAGGCAAAAAACCTTGCCCAGGAAATGTCTTTTGATTTAGGAGCGTTCTGTTTCATAAAATTTGGTTTATATCTACTTCAGAAATTATTTTATCGATTTTGATTTGCATATTTATTTTGATTGCCTTTAATTCTTTACCATTAAATGGCCAAAAATCGTTACATACCCTTTGGACATATGTGGAGCTCGGCGCCATAATGATTTTCGTTTTTTTCTTTCCGGATGCAGCTCTAACCTTTAGCATCCAATCTATATCATCGATGGTTTGGAGATATTTTGTTAAAAGTTGATCATTGCTCATAGTTTTAGAATTTCTTAGGTTCGGATTTTGAAAGAATTACGGCCAGATGAAACATAGTATTTGCTTTATACCTTGTCCTGATTCTTTTTAAAGCTTTTTCGATTGAGCTCAAACTATTTGGTCTTACACCAAGGGATTTTAGTTTTTCAGAAATTTCTGGTTGAGTAAAACCCTTAACCAAATACTTAATGATATACTCATCTAACGCATTTTGAAAATTGTCCATAACACAGTTTATTTTACAGGAATGACTGTCAACGAATCACCAATAATTCTTGCAACAACGTCATTGCCGTTATTTACAATCACTAGCTCATTACCATACACTTCGACAAACACAGATAATGATTGTTGATTAAATCCATCCTGTTTCTTTGCTTTCAAAGGAACCTGATTGAATTTTTTTCCATCAAATTCGTGTGTTACTTCTGATTTGAAATTTCCCATTTTTAAGTAAGATTAGTTTGCTGGCGAACTAGAACCGAGGGAACTTTCGCTCAACCTCGGCTATCTAAATTAACGCTCTCACCACCTCAAGCCCGAACCTTGGAAGGTGTCGGGCTGTTAAATGGGGAGTTTGCTAAAACCATCCTAAAATCCAGTACTTATCATTTTGAGCATATACTTTTGCAAATCCTGTATTTGGCACCTTATGTTTCAAATGGGTGAACAAGGTGATCAGCTCTGGCGAAGGTTTCCTTACGATGAAAAAAAGATTTTCCCAGCCATCATCTGCTTTTCTATCGAATCCCATCACCTCGTTAACTGGTGGATTGATTCGATCATCTTCCGGTAGCTTTGCCATATCCATCGGCCACGATGGAATAGCAAGATCAGGAAGGACCTGCTGTTTTATTTCGCTAAGAACCTGATAGGCCATTGCGATTGCATTTGTACTTAGTGCCAT